GAGTTATTCAATAAGATTCCACAGGTAACTACCGATGCCATGCAGATGGCTTTGGTACAGGGCATCAGCCTCGGTGAAGGCCCGCGCACGGTAGCACGGCGGGTACGCAAGGCGGCAGATATTGGACGGCAAAGAGCCGAGACGATAGCACGTACCGAGATGATACGCGCAAGCCGGGAAGCTCAGCGGCAACTCTATACCGAGAATGGCGCAGTAACCGGATACCGCCGACAGGCTACGCAGGATGCGCGGGTATGCCTTGCTTGCTTGGCTCTCTCTGGCACCTTGCAGGCCACCGATACCATCATGCCTTCACACCCGAACTGCCGGTGTGTGATGATTCCGGAGACGCTCTCCTGGGCTGAGATAACCGGTGATTCTTCCATACCGGATACACGCCCAAAGGTGGCAACCGGTGAAGAGATTCTGAAGGGGCTAACACCGCTTGAAGCTCAGCAGATACTAGGCACTGCCCGCTACAACCTTTACACCGAAGGGCTACCGCTTAGTGACATGGCAACCGTGGTGCAGAATGCCGACTGGGGGCCTACTACACGGGTATTGCCGCTTAGAGACCTAGAGGGATATCAACCGGATCTCACAACGTACCTATGAAAAATGCACTGTGGGATAGTGGGTGTATGGACTTGCTGACATCTACCGTAGACGGTATCAAGAGCGACCGGTTAGGCTACGTCAAGGGCTATCTGGTTCGCTTTGGCGATACTAAGACCGCCGACCTTGAAGGTGACTTTTTCACCGCTTCAACCGACTACGGCTTTCCGGTATCGAAGGGTCAGCGCGTACCGCTCAACGTGTACTATCATCACGGCATGGATGCCGCTGTAGGCAAGAAGAGCATCGGTACAGGCTTCATCAAGATGGACGATACCGGGCTTTGGTACGAGGCGCAGTTAGATATAGCAGATGAATACGGAAGCATGATTGCCAAGTTATGCAAGCAAGGCAAGATGGGCTTTTCCTCTGGTGCAGCTGGTCATCTGGTAGAGCGCAAGAGCATGGGCGGTGCAGCTGAGATAACCCGCTGGCCTATTGCCGAAGCAAGCATTACACCGACACCAGCCGAGTATCGTAACAGCGTAAAGACCCTCAAGGAGTACTACGGCATGGAGCCTATGATGGATATGGAAGAAGAAGAGATGGTCATGGCTCCAATGCCTGAACAGTCCCCGGAAGAGTACGCAATGTCGGTATACGATGATGCCGAGGGTGACCTTATCCATGAAGGATTAGAAGCCTACTACGATGCGCTTTGTGGAGCCATTGAAGCGGTATCAGATCAGAGCATGGCTGATGCCATCATTGATGAATTTGCTCGACGTGCTAAGGGGCTATATGCCATGCACGGCATGAAGAGCGTACAGCCCGCATCCCTGCGGGGTGTTGAACGTCGACTGCGGGATGCAGTCGGTTTGTCACGGTCAAGCGCCAAGCGCTTGGCTCCCGTAGTCTGGGATTCTCTGCGGGATGCAGACCAGCCGGAAGAGCAGCCGTCCATCGTAGTAGAGGCGAAAGCCCATGACAATGACGAACGCCAGGAACTGCTGGCTCGTCTGGAGTTGTTGACACAACTATGAATCTAACACAATTGCAGAATCAGAAAGATTCTGTGCTTGCTACCGCGCGGGAGCTTGCTTCCGGTAACGGTGACCTTGCACAGGTCAAGTCCCTGATGGCTGAAGCCAAGGGCATCGAAGAGCGCATTGAGACAATCAAGGCACTCGGACAAGGCCACCCTGTGGCAACCGAAGTGCAAGCTGAGCAGCCATGGAAGTCCGGCGGCGTTGGACGCAATCCACTTTCCGGTACTCGTGATGAGGCTAACTACAAGGCTTACGCTTGGGGTCAGTGGGGACGCTCTATCATGGGCAACCGCAAGGCCGCTGAGTGGGTCAAGAACAACCTGAAATCACAGAGCGAAGGCACGAACAGTGCTGGTGGTTTTACTGTTCCAGATCCGTTGTCCTCTGAGCTTATCTACCTCCGTGAGCAGTTCGGAATTGCTCGGCAGAACTGCCGCATCTATCCGATGAGCAGCGATGTCCTCAACGTCCCTAACGCAACCGCGAGCACAACGGTCTACTACCCTGGTGAAAACACGGCTATCACGGCATCCGACCTGACCTTTGCACAGGTCAACTTGGTTGCGAAGAAGCCATCGATTCTTACTCAGGTTTCTAAAGAGCTGGCAGAAGATAGCATCATCGACTTTGGTGCAACCCTTGCCCGTGACATGGCGTACTCGCTTGCTAAGGAAGAAGACCGTGTTGTTTTCAACAACGCAGTAGACTCCACGAGCGGCCTCGATGGCATCCTGTATGCCGTCTACAACCTCAACGCAACCAAGGCTAACATCGCTAGTCTTCAGGTGTTCACAACCGGTCAGACCATCACGTATTCACCTACGTTGGCTAACCTTAAGGGCATGGTTGCCAAGCTCCCAACGTATGCACCTAATGCTAAGTGGTATATGCACAAGGAGATTTGGTACAACGCCATCGCACCTCTGCTTGATGCTTTGGGCGGTAACTCGATTATGGACATCCAAGGCGCCTACGGCCCTACGCCTATGCTCTACGGATACCCTGTGGTGTTCGTCCAGAACATGGCGAAGACGCTTGCAGCAACCACGCCTTACATCCTGCTTGGTGACCTGAGCGTTGGTACTGCATTTGGTGACCGCCGTACTGTTACGATTGAGGTTTCGGATCAGCGCTACTTTGTTGAGGATGCTTTGGCATTCAAGGCTACAGAGCGTTTTGCTTTCTCCGCTTTCGATGTTGGCAACGTCAATGCCACGGCATCCAGCCGTGTCCCTGGCTCGCTTATCGTTGGAGCATCCGCAGCTACATAAGCCTAGCGGTTTCTATCTCAAGCCCTCGGCAGACGTGCCGGGGGCTTTTCTTTATGTGGGATAGTGGAGCCATGATGACACGAGCCGAAGCGATAGCGCAGGTATCACTTTTTGTGGATGCCCAGTCCTATCCGCAGATGTCCACAACCGACATAGGGAGCATCTTGGATTCCTACTCCCGGTTCACCACTTGGGCGGCTAGCACCACCTATGCTGTCGGTGACCGTGTAGTGCCTACAACGCCCAATGGGCGGGTCTACGAGTGCCGTGTGGCCGGAACATCAGGCACGACACAACCTGATTATCCGGTGTATGCTCCTTACCACGTCAGGGGCTACACCCTTGAAGATGGCACGGGAGACCCTACCTTGATGTGGGTAGACCAAGGCCCGATCAATGTAGAGCGCTACGATGTAAGGACAGCCACCCGGCAAGCGTGGATGATAAAGGCTAGCCGGTGTGCTAGTGACATCGATGCCAAGGAAGGCACAAGCGATGTGAAGCTCTCACAACTAAAAGCCCACTGCCTTTCGATGGCTGAACGATATCGCCCCCTGGTGTTCGCATGAGCCCGATACTCCGCGCAACCATCAGCGCTGGCATGGTACGTAACCTGTGCCAAGACCGTGTAGAAATACACCGCTTCACACTCACCGAAGACGGCCGTGGTGGTGCTACTGAGACATGGCGCAAGGTTGCCGAGTACAACGCCAGGCTAACCAACCAATCAGACACAGAGAGCATTGTAGGCGGTGGTATCCAGTCATCTGCACAGTGGACGCTGATAGTTGCTGTTAGTGCTGATGTCATGCCGCAAGACCGGGTTTACCGTATAGGCGATGATTCAAAGTATTACGATGTGATCGGGACAGACTTTGGACAAACCGAGCTGCTCGTTCAGCACTGTGGATTAGTGGAGCGTACAGCGTGATGGCAGAATGGATGCAACTAGCGGCGGTTATAGGGATACCTTTGATTGCAAGTATCAGCGGTTTGTATAAGATGCTCTGGGATATCAAGTCTGACATCAGGATTCTGGTGCATGATGCCAAGCAGACCGAAGCGGATCTAATCATTATCAAGAAGGCGATAGCGAGACTGAGCGAGCGAGTAGCCGCACTGGAGGCACGACATGGGTAGCATCAGCATCAAGCGGTTAGTGGTCGTTGTGATCGTGGCTTTCGTAGCTGCTTTTACTTCCGTTTTCGGCGATGGCATCAGGACAAGCGAAGCACACGACCTCAGCGAGCTTGGCGCAGTGCTGGCACTCTACGGCAGCAAGGCGGTAGCGGCTGGTGTCTCCGCTGCGGTGAGCAGTGTGCTGGCGTTCTTGACGATGCCTTTCAAGGGTACGAATGCGAACAGCCTGAAGGTGGGCAAATGAACCTCCAGAACTTCAGGATTGAAAAGGAACCTGCACCGTCAACAGACTGGAAGGTTTACGGTGACATCGAGGATGACAATGGACAACCGTTAGGGACGTTCGGGCCTGATGGAACATCCGTCAATCTCTGGTGGGTTACACAGGACGAATTATTTCAATATGGAATTGTCCAACAATTTGCAGTGATTATGGCAAATCAAATTGCCACAGGGGACGCTGAGTAATGGCAACCTATTATGTAAGGCAAGACGGTAACGACTCAAATACTGGTCTTGGGTCTACTACTCTTCTTGCTTGGCGTACTGTTCAAAAAGCGTTAGGTGCTACAGGTATGGGATCTGGTGACACTGTATACATTGCACCGGGCACATACGTTGAACAAATCACAGTAGCGGGAACTTATAGTGCAACCACTTCTATTATTGGAGACACTACAGCATCACAGTTTATTGGTATAAACGCAGGGCCAGTTCGACTTACTCCGTACCCATCTAGTGGTATTCTTGCAGCAACTTTTTCAGGGCCGGTTTTATCAGCAACATCAAAAAACTTTTTATCTTTTGATTCTATAATCTTTCAATTTCAACACGGTACGACAACTAATGGCGTGCAGTTTCTGACTTGTCAAAATATCACTTTGACCAGCTGTGTTTTTGAAACGTTTGCGTATGTCGGTCAAAATCTTGGATGTAGTTTACGATTCACTGCTCCGACATCACTACCGGCTAATATGACCATACAGAGATGTATTTTTGGGCCACAGGCTAGTTTCCATATTTATGCCACAGGTAGCAGTGTTACAGATGCAACAATAATATCTGACTGTTTATTTTTAGGTTCACAACCTGATTCTATTACTCATGTGAATTTACAAATAAGTG